ACCTTTGAGTTTGCGTCGCCGTATGACTGTGGTCGGTCAGGCGGAGTTAATCAAGTTCACGGGTCTTGCGCAAAAGATGATTTTGGAGGGTCGCGTCAAGCATTTGGGGCAACTCACTTTGTCGGAACATATGAACCGTGCCGTGCTCATCAAGACGGGTATGGGTGTCACGCTTTCGCATAAGTCGTCGCCTGGTCCGATTGAGTTGGCGAAGTGTGCAGTGTGGGGGATCGCGTTGTCTAGCAAATATCAGAATCGCGCTAAACCCATCATGGTGGTCGGGTGAACTATTGTGGGTCTGTGGTGGGCAGGTGTCGGGCTTGCCCATCACACCCTAAAGATCGGATATCCCAGTGGGCATTTTCTCTAGACAAGTGACGAAAGCGGCGATCAGTCCTATTGACGAATCCCACAAGGCCGCAGCTGCTGGATCGTATGGCACTTACCAGTCCAATCAGGGCGCAAACTTTATCGGGCAGTATTACACCTATTACGAAGGCGACGCCCGTAACCGTGCCAACTCCATTCCTACGTTAAGTCGAGCGCGTGACCTTCTCGCTTCTGTTATCTCGTCCACCCAGTTGCAGATGTACAACGAGGTCTGGAATGACACAGAAAAGGAAATGGAATGTGTCTATATCGCGCCTCGTTCATGGTTGCGTCAACCCGATCCCACGATCCCGTATGCGACGCTCATGGCTTGGACGCTTGATGATCTTCTGTACTACGGAAGAAGTTTTTGGTACATAACCAGTCGTACCGCTGATGGTTTCCCAGCATCGTTTACACGACTCCCAGCAGGCTCCGTTAACACTCAAGATCAAGCGGGCCCAGTGTGGTTTGCGCCTTCAAAAGAGGTGTATTTCCAAGGCGGAATGTTAGACCCGAATGATCTTGTGCAGTTCATTAGTCCCGTCCAAGGAATCGTTTACCAGTCGCAAACAGCGATTGAAACTGCGCTTCGTGTTGAGCAGTCGCGTTACCGTAACGCCCAGTCGTCGCTTCCGTCTGGTGTGTTGAAGCAGACTGGCGGTGAACCGTTATCGGCTCAAGAACTTGCCGACCTTGCGACCGCTTTTAACTCTGCTCGAGTCAATAACCAGACGGCCGCACTTAATGAGTTTTTGCAGTACGACGAAACTAAAGCGTTGCCGGACAATATGTTGATGATTGAGTCCGCAGACTTCAGCGGAAAAGAAATGTGCAGGCTCGGAAACATCCCGTTTTACTTGGCTGGTTTTGATATTGGCTCATACCAATACACGACTTCGGCTGGTGCTCGCGAGGACTTGCTCCTCTTTGGTGCACGTCAATATCTAGACTGTGTGTCGCAAACATTGAGTGGAAACAATGTTTTGCCCCGTGGCACTTATGTCAAGTTTGATATTGACTCCTATTTGGAATCAATGATGAAAGACGAAATGATGACCGAAACTCCCGACATGACAGAAACTATTGAGGAGACGAATTCATGAAACTAACCCTGTCCGCAGGTTTCGCAGTTGATGTTGAAGCCGCAGCTGGTGAAGCACCGACCCGCACAATTTCGGGTGTGGCCGCACCTTATGGGATTTCCGCAACTGTCTCGGATGGGACTTCGGTGCAGTTCGCACCAGGCTCACTCCCCGTTGACGGTAAAGCACCAAAACTGTTCATGTACCACGACTCGAGTCAGCCTGTCGGGCTTGTTACTTCACGCACCGAAACTCCCGAAGGCATGATGTTTAGCGCCAAGATTGCTGACACTGTCGCAGGAAACGAAGCGTTACAACTCGCCAAAGAAGGCGTCCTAGACAATGTTTCCGTAGGCGTTGATGTTCTCACAAGCACCCGTGCAGAGGACGGAACGATCATCATCACCTCTGCTGTATGGCGCGAGTTGAGCCTTGTCCCCATACCCGCCTTTAGCGGTGCTACGATCACAGATGTGGCCGCTTCAGCGGACATGACTCCCGACGAAATCTCAGTTACAGAACCACAAGTCGAGGAGACAACCATGTCGGAACACATTGAAGCCGCAGCACCTGAAGCCGCACCAACCGCACCCACCATTTTTGCATCAGCAAAGAAGGCTCCGCGCCTTCCTTCGGCTGGCGAGTGGATGGCCGCTTTCCACCAGGGCGGAGAAACTTTCGCAAAGGTCAACGCATCAGTCACCGATTGGAAGGCTGAACATCAGTCAACCTACGAAGCAGCTGCAGGCGATGTCGCCACGACCAACACTCCAGGCTTGCTCCCAGTTCCCGTTTTGGGACCGCTCGTTCAGAACATCAACTTTGTTCGTCCAGTTGTCAACCGTTTGGGCGCTCGCGCTTACCCGGACAACGGTCAGCAAAAAACCTTTTTGCGCCCGACCATCACGACTCATACATCAACGGCCGCTCAATCGGCAGAGTTTGATGCAGTGTCCGCAACCACAATGGTGATCGCCTCGAATACGATCAGCAAGACCACCGTTGCTGGTCAGGTTTCGTTGTCAATGCAAGACATTGACTTCACGTCGCCTGCCGCAATGCAGTTGATCATGGATGACCTCATGGGCGAACTCATGCTCAAGACTGACGACATTGCAGCCGACGCACTTCTCACCGCCGCAACATCATCGGGCGTATGGGACTTGACCGCAGTTGACTTGATGAAGTCCATCTACGACGCCGCAGTTGATGTCAGCAACGGAACCAACTTCTTCCCTGACACCATCTTCGTCAGCCCAGACGTATGGGGTCAGTTGGGACAGGTCGTTGACTCCAGCAACCGTCCATTGTTCCCGTATGTCGGCGCAGCTGGTCTCCAAGGTCAGAACGCCCTCGGTGGCGGAAACGCAACCACTTGGGTCGGCTCCAACCCGCTCGGACTTGAGATCGTCGTTGACAGCAACTTCGCTGCCAAGACCATGATCATCACCAACTCTGCAAAAGCATTCGAGTACTACGAATCAGTACGCGGAATCTTGTCGGTTGAACAACCAGCAACGCTCAGTCGCTTGTTCTCGGTCCATGCTTACTGCTCAACTTTTGCAGCAGTGCCCAGCATGATTCGCAAGATCACTCAGGCCTGATCGGAGGTCGCTATGGCAGCGACTTACACACTTCAATACGGCGTCATCGTTCCTGGCTATGTTTGCGTAACAACGCTCACACCAAACGAGATCGTTGTCGGATCGTCAATCACAGTCGCGGGTTGGGCTGTCGCATACAACGGAGTCAAAACCGTTTATGCGATGCCCCAATACCTGCCGATCAATGTTGACACCGAAGGTCTTATCGAATACGACACTTCGTATCCGCTCGCTAATGCGGTCATGTGGGCCGAGTCCGAAACTCCGATGGAGTTGGAAGCGATCACAGGGACGATCACTTTTGACCAAACGTGCACTTGGATCACAGGACCACAGATCGCCACTTATCTCGGGATCACGACCGCTGGTGATGAGACTGCGTTCTTGGCTCAGTGCGCAGCTGCTGCGAACGCGTTCTGTTTTCGTAGACGTCAAGAGTCCTCGTACATTGACTCACTGTCAACTTCACCCGGTGGAGATGTCACCCTCGGTACTTTGATGTACGGCTCTGCCCTGTATCGCCAGCGTGGGTCGGTTGACCAGTTCGCGTCGTTCACTGACATGGCATCAGCGCCCGTTGTAGGGCTCTCAGGGATCGTCAAACAGTTGTTAGGTATCAACAGACCGCAAGTGGCTTGAGATGGCTTACACGGACTTCCTGAATGAGGCGCTAGATGATCTCGTGGGTACTCTCCAAACTATTGCGGGGCTTCGTGTCGTTAATGATCCTCGCAATATCGCTCCACCTTGCGCTTTTGTGGATGCTCCATCCGTCGAATCGTTCAACTACAACATCGTCAAAATGACATTCCCAGTCACTCTGATTTCTAACGGCCCAGGCAACCTAGATGCGTTGCGTCAGCTGCTTAACCTGACGTCATCGTTGATCACAAAAAACATTGCGGTCATGTCGGCATCACCAAAAGTTGTCACGGTTGGTGGTGCGGATTACGCAGGGTACGAACTCATCATCCCGATACAAGCACAGAACGGATAAACCATGGATCGTTACATCATCAGTTCAATTCGAGTCGGCGAGATTGGCACACCTTTTGTTGCTTCTCCGTCTGATGACATTAAGTGGTTGCTTGCTGGCGGGTTCATTCAGCGTTCCGACACCCACCCAAGTAAGGGTGCTAAATTAGCCACGAAGCCCGACGCGACCAAGAACAAAAAGGATTGATCCGTCATGCCCACCTCAACAACGCTCTCCAACCCAGTCATCAAGTTCGGTGCCGTTGACTTATCCGATCAGTGCACCAGCGCCACCTTGACGCAGACGATCCAAGAATTACAGGCAAATGCCTTCGGTTCTACCGCTGTCGCGTATGTCGGTGGTTTGCAGAACAACACTTTGACGCTTGATCTGTACTGGTCAACTGCTTCGTCGGAAACCTACGCAACTTTGAAGTCGCTCGTAGGAACCGTGATCACGACAGTCACCATTCAAGGTTCATCGGCCGCAACCTCAGCAACTAACCCGCTCGGCACTTTGACGGGCAGTTACTTGCCAACACTTCCAGTCGTGTACAGCCTTGGCGAATTGACCACCTGCTCCATCACCCTGATGGGCGGAACTTTTGCCTGGACTGAAGCCTGATCTAACACTCCAACAGAAATGAGCCCGACATGAAGTTAACGATCCGATTCGACATCGGTTACGGACCTGCCACGATCACGACAACTCTTGCGACGCTTGTTGCTTGGGAACGCAAGTTCAAAATGAAAACTGGTGACCTTGCCCAAAACTTTGGCATGGAAGATATGGCTTTCATGGCATGGCACTCAGCCAAAGTCCAGACCGCCCACGGTCAAGCAATCCCTGTTGAGTTTGATTCGTTTATTAACAAACTTGTGGACATTGAGATCGTGAACAGTGAAGCGGGAAAAGTTACCCCAGCGGAAGTTTCCGCCACTCCCTAGCGCAGCTGCTTGTCCTCACGGGCTACTTTCCGCATGATGTAGACTTTGATGTTGACGACCTCCTGACAGTCGCTGAGATACTAAAGGAGCGCAACAAGTGACGATGCAAGTTCAAGGACTCGAATCCACTTTGAAGGCGCTTCAGAAGATTCAGCCCGAAGTCAAAAAGCAGTTCTTTAAAGACGCTAAACAAATCGTTCGTCCAGCAGTTGATGAGGCTAAGAACGCGTACCGTTCTGACTACCTGTCCGGTATGACCAGAGCGTGGTCACCTGGCGGACGACCGATCTTCCCGTGGAATATTGGCGCGGCCCAAAAGGGTGTCACGGTTGCAACGTCACTTTCTAAAAAGCAGGACGCCGTTTTGACTTTTACGCAAAAGGACGCTGGAGCAAGCATTTTTGATATTGCGGGCAAAAGGACTGACAACCGTCTTGGAAGGGCTCTAAACGCATTTAACACGCCTTCTCGTGTCATGTGGCGTGCCTATGAGAACAACGCTGGAGCAATTGAGGCTGAGATGAAACAGTCCGTTGATGAGGTCATGGCTCGAATCTCCGCTCTAACGAAGATGGTGGTTTTGTAATGGCTATTCGTATTCCGATCATTACCGATCTACAAGATCAAGGGATCAAGAACGCCAAGATCGCTTTCGGTAATTTCCAGACTTCGGTCAAAAATGCTGAAGGTGGACTTGGCAAATTTAAGGCTGGATCAAAAGCAATCTTTGATTCTGTCCAGGCGAACGCAGGAACTTTTGCTATTGCTGCAGGAGCTGCAGTCGTCGGTTTTGCTAAGACTTCTATTACGGCTTTTCAAGACCTTGCGTTAGAAGCGGGCAAGTTTGCTGATGCCACTGGTCTGGCCGTTGAAGATGCTTCACGTTATTTAGAGGTCGCTGGCGACTTAGCGATTCCTGTTGACGCTGTAGAAGGTGCTATTGGTCGCCTCAATAAAACTATTGGTGCTGATCCCGACAAGGTTCGTGACCTCGGTGTTGATCTTGTGTACCTGAAAGACGGTTCACTTGATGTCAACGAAACATTTCTTAACACGATTGACCGGCTTAAAAAGATTAAGGACCCAGCCGAAAAAGCGAAGGTCGCTGCACAGTTGCTCGGTAAGGGCTGGCAGTCTATGTCCGAACTTATTGAGATGGGAGCCGACGATCTAAAGGCTTCGCTTGAAGGTGTTTCGGATCAGCAGGTCATTGATCCCGAAGAACTGCAACGCGCTAAAGAGTTCCGCGACATGATGGACGATCTAGCCGACAAAGGCAAAAAGGTTGCGCTTGCTTTTGGTGAGTTTTTGGTTCCGATCATTGTTGACATTGTTGAATTAATTGACAAGATGGTCACAGGACTTGGTGACAGTTATAACTGGTTGCAGAAACAGTGGGACAGAACCTATTTTGCGACTGTTTGGGATGACATTGGTGACACGGCCGAGATGGTTGTTGATGACATTAAAGAAGGTTTCGGGGACATCTTTGAGATGTTTTCAGACGAAAAAGAAGTTATCCCTGTATTTGCTGAGGATATGCGTTTGGCTCGGGAGGATACTGAGGACTTTAGAGACGTCATTAAGCAGACTCGAGTTGACGCCCTAACGCCTTTCAAGATCACCTTGAATGACACTTGGAAAGAAATCCGTAATGTGGATCAAGCATGGAAAGATTTAACAGGCACACTTGAAGCAGAAGTTGCAATAGATAACGCAAAAGTATCTTTAGATGATTTAAGGGAAGCAGCTGCAAAAGCGTTTTCTACAGGGTCGCAAGAGGACCTGGCTAATTATCGTCAACAACTTTTAAATGCCACCACAGACATTGCAAACCTTGCTGAAGGCATGGATGACGCTTCGTCACGCCAAGTCAAAATTCTTGTTGACAAAGGCGACCTTGAAGGCGCTCTCGGTCTAATTGAACGGATCAAAGCGTTTCAAAAGACTTACGCCAATGTCAGTGACCCTTCTGCTGTTTTGGCTGGGGCTAAAGCAATGGACTTGTCAGGTTTACAGTTCCGTGCGTCAGGTGGTCCGGTCAGGCAGGGCGGTTCTTACATAGTGGGTGAGAAGGGACCCGAGTTGTTTACGCCTGGCTCGTCTGGAAGCATCACACCAAACAATGCTTTAGGTGGTGGCGGTATCACGGTCAATGTCAACGGTGGCGACCCAAACCAAATTCTGCGAGTCCTTCAACAGTATGTTCGTCAATCAGGCCCTTTGCCCATTAACACTCGAGCGATGTAATGCCGAAAATCAGCTGGTCGCTAATACGAGAAACCCCATCATCGGTTGATGTGACATCAAGCGTTTTATCTTTTTCATATGCGCAGGGCCGAAAGAACTATCTTGACCCGTACAGCGGAGGGACACTCAATGTCACACTAAAAAACCAAACGAATGTCGCTCAATACTTCACATTCAATTCAATATGGAAACTCACAGATTCAATTTCGGGAGAGTACCAAAACTTTTGGATGCAAGACGTTAACTTTAACGATTACCCCGGCAACACTGGACTTTCCACAATCACAGTCGCTCTAGTTGATGTGCTTGCTCGTAACGGTCGCAATGTCGTTTCAAATGTTGTTCTAGCGCAAGACAACACACTGAACCAGTTACAAACTTTGTGGAGAACATCTCCCTATCAGATTGGCGACTTGCAAGACGCAGCAGCAGGATCATCCACAGCTGCTGCAATTACTTACTCGGGCTCAATGCTCAACTATCTGAATTTGATTGACGCAACCGAAAAAGGAATGCTTCACTGCTATAAAAACACAGTAGCAATGATCCCAAGATCATTATCTTATTTAACAGAGTCTGGGATGACTTTTACTCGAAACGCTGCAAGCACTACAGCAATTTCATACTTTGCGCTCGGTCACGATAAAGCTGGTTTGAACTTTATGAACAATGTGACCGTCACTCCAAACGGGCTCGCTTCACAAACCGCTACAAACTCAACTTCAATTGCTGCATACGGGAACGCCCAGCAGTCAGTCTCTACAGTGGACTTCAACACGACTCAAGCACTTGGGCTTGCCCAATGGCTTTCTGATAGCCAA